AAGGATGGGACTCTGGTCTACCGTCCTGACAAACCCCTTTCGTGTGGTGCGAAAGTGTGGATTGAATCAACCGATTACGAGATTGTCAAATGAAAGTACTCATCCCGGTAGAAGTTTCCGATCAGGCTATCGAAGATTTTCTGATCACAACTTTTGAAAGTGGCCTTTCCGATTCGTGGTTAGGCTACAAGGTTCGATGTTCCTTCAGCCGTAAAGCTGATAATACCCGTGACTATACGGATACGCTCAAAGGCGCAGGCATTGATGTCTTTGATGCTGAAACGGGCGAAGCATTTTACAAATCCAATGTACTCAGGATTACAGATGACGGGTGGACTGATCCCGATATGATCAAAATCAGGAAAGAAAGAACAATCTTTGATCATGTGGATATTGAGTGGGGCTTACAGATCGTAGCGAGAAAGGAACCTCAACTCATACATCAACTGATTGATGAATCGTACGATGCAGATACTTGCGACAGGATCATGCAGTACATTTTATTCGGTAAACAAATATTCGGATGAGCAACAATGAAATTTTTCAAAGACAGACAAAACGTAGGAACCCCGTTCTATGAAGGTCACGCTTATTTTTGGAACATGAAATACAAGTGGGACTTGAGAGACACAACCCCGAACATTCGAAGGCAGATCCACAAGATCTTTTTAGATGAGGGACTTGAGCTTTCGGGTTACACCAAACGTCATGATGAAGTAGTCAATCGTTTCATCAGAAGAAAGGAACACCGGAATAAAATGCAAAGACGTTACGGAACTTATGAACCTAACACCTACACTCAATTAGACTTGTCTTAGAAGGCATTTCTCAATTAAATAAACTCGCAAATTTCAAACCGGAGCAACAATGAACATAGAAAATCATATTACAGAAAACCTGTCAGAGGGTTTTGATATTTGTTATGAATGTGGAGCAGTTCAAGAATACGGCACGATGCAGGATATTAGTGAAGTTGATTTTGATATTTTTTGTGATCAATGTTTAGAAAGTAAGGAGCAACAATGAAAGAAGGCAGAAGCATTCCGAATCTTGAATCATTGTTTCAAGTCGGCGGTCACAACAAGTACAAAGTCGTTCAATTATGTTACGGAGTTTTTGGTCAAGGAACCACTTTTGATGAAGCATGTGAAGATGCAGTCGAGTGGATCGAGAGTGTATCCAATGCAGAAGAAGTCAAAGCACTTCTTGTAGAACGTCATGAGGCACTTGACGGTGACATGACAATGTTAAACATTGATGATCACGAAGATTTTCATGATTACGAGGTGCAAGAATGATAAACCAAATCAAAACCCCGTCTGAATTCTTCAATCATTTAGGAATGAAGAACGATGATGATCTTTCAGAGTATTTAGAAAATAACACACGGTTGAAGATGTGGGCATATGACAACATCAGAGGATACGATCCTGAAGATGAGAGTGACGGTCCCTTCATTGACTTCGGAATCGATGATGCGTTTACAGGCGATCATCATTTCGATGTTGTGGAATTACAGTTTCCCATCGTTGGCAAAAATTTAAAACCGTGGGAAATTCTTTCATCAGTCATCAAGCAAGTTGAGAAAGAATACAAAGAGTTTCGTTCTGATCTTGCAATCGCAAATATTCCTTTAACCAATTAATAATTCAAATACGGAGTCTCAAACCCCGGCAAGGGTAAAAGCTCCACCTTTTTTCAATTTGAGACTCAGCCTAAACTGAATGTTAAAAAATTGAATGAGACTCCGTATATTTCTGACTTCTATAATAATTCTAGAAACAAAATTAGAATTATTAAACTTCACGATCCCTTCCTACCACTGCATCCTTCCTCAAAAATTCAAATAATTCAATTTTTCCAACACCCCCCTATATACAAACACAAAAAAATAAGAAGAGAGACAACCCATAGACAGAGATATGAAGAAAATATATATAACCCAATATGAATTATAGAATTATTAGTTAATTCGTTCATATCACTTGCCTAGCGACCCGTAATACTTCTATAAAAAATATCGAAATATCGAGAAATAATACTTTTTGAGAGTTTTTCTTTCTCAACGACAGGCTCTTCAATTACGGTTTCAGGTGCAGTCGGCTCCGTGATGAGGATCGTGTCCTTCTTCTTTTGCCACTTCTTCCAAATCTGATGAACCCGTCCAGTTGAGATCCCAACTTCTTCTCCGATCTCTCGACACGACATTCCCTTCATCCGCATCTGAACGATTTTAGTGTTTCTTTCTGCATTCGGTGAATCCCCCCATATTTGATGATGTGCCATAGTTTCCTTTCTTAGGCATGAGCGGAAGCAATGTATCTCAAAGATATTTTCTTTGAAGTCTTCACCTCTTCAATGAGGATCTGTCCACTGTCTTCCAAGGTTTGAATAATATCTTTTCTCTCGTAGGCTTTGAGGTAATAGGTTTTCTTGCATAGTGTCGATTTGAGCATCCCTTTACTTCCCGCATCTTCAATCGTACGGTACACCTTCTTTGTGATATGCTCTTGCTCGTTATCTGCCAACTGTAGCTTGACTGAATGTATCGTTCGCTTGATGCAAAGCTCGACAATCTCGACTGCTAAAAGCATGTCTTCATATTCGATCTCAGACTTGTTTTGTGTCGCAGACAGAATCAATGCGACTTGAACGACAAACTGAGATGACCTTCCCCAGAGATCCTTGAACTGATCATCACCGTCAATCTTCTGATCGCATAGATCCCGAAACTCTTGTCTGATTAAAGAAGCCTTATCGGAATACTTGAGGATCATCGGTTCAATGAGATCGGGATTATGAGAACCGGTTCCTGCGACTTGATTGATCGGCATGTCCTTGATCCTTCTGACCTCATCTTTTAAGGATCGAGGGATCTTCAAGATCCCGCCTTCCAACTCTTCCGGTCTTTGAGGATCAGCGATGAAATGCAGATACCGATTTAAAAAACCGTTTACGACATGCATCGACTTCATCACCCCGAAGTAAGACTCAGGCGTTGTAGTCGCATAGATCGTCACGCACGGTTGTTTAAAGGTTTGCTGTCTCGCATCGTTGACCCGCTGTTCCGCATACTCCTGACCCGCATAAACTCCGTCTGCCGCCGAGTACAACTTCATCAGCGTACGCTGTATTCCTTGTTTGAAAGTCGGTGCATTCGCATTGATTAGACCCGACATGATGTCTCCCCACTCATCGAGTAAGAACATCGCATTCGATTCGTTCTCAGGTTTTCCGACTACCCGTTCAATCGCTGATGCAGAAGTGAAGTCCTCACCGGGAATGTGGTGTCCGACTTCAGCTTCTTCTGCCAAGAGTCTCAGAACCTTCCTTGCGTGTTCTTTTCCCGATGCGGTTCCTGCAACGCCGACACAATAAACATTCGTTCTCGTGTCCTGTGGTGATCTGACACGCTTGCCCAAGAGCATCCCGAAGAAGGCAAGGGATGCACCCAAAGATAAATAAGGTTGCGGTCTGATTGACGTTTCATTGATGAACCGACAAAGTTCCCCAATCGGTCCCGGTGGATAGAGGATGTGATTCGGGATCGGAGGAATCGTATCGACCTTCTCTGCGACTTGCGGTTCAGGCTTCGATGTCAGGCCAAGTTTATTCTTGAACTTGAACCACTCTTCATCCGACATCTCAGGAAGATCCGCTCTCTCGATTCTTGAGAGGTGAAGCGGTCTTTTGATCCCGGAACGAATCCCGTCATCAATTGTCTTGAACTCAGCCCGTGCTTCTTCTTGATTATCAAAGATCAGTCCGGTGCAGTCTCTCAGGTTCGACCTTGCAACTTCTTCTTCCAAATCACCGGAGCCGACAAATCCACCTAGCCAATAGGCAACCCGATTGATCAGGTTGTGTCGTTCACCGGGGATCGCAGATGAAACTCTCTCTCTTGCGAAGGCAATAATGTTGCGTACGGCACGGTCTTTAATCTCACCTTCATCGAGCGGTTTGTAATTGACCTCGTTTTGCTCAACCGCCTTCGAAGGAAAAAGCCTTTCGATGTCATCATCATTGAGAATCGGGAGATCATCGAAATCCCCGTGAATCAGTTCGTACTGCTTTCCTGACTTCTCATGAATCGAAGGTGGAGCGACACATTGTCTCCCGGTGGACTGAAGTTCTCCGACTCTAGGACCGCCGTGATTTAAATGAAACGCCCTCGACTTCGGAAGGTTCTCTGCTACGAACCAGTAATGCCGTCCTTCCGCTGATTCTCTTCCTGACTTAACCACGCAAAAGTCTTCAACCTGAACACGCTTTTCGAAATCGTCCCGACCACTATCAAGATCAGCGCAAACAATAAAACCGTCAGTAACAGGAGTCCCACACAAAAGTCCCACATTGTCTGCATCCTGAAATTTGGCAACCTGCCAATCAGATGAGTCAGCAAGATCCTGCTTTTGCCACTTTGCTCCTCGTGGTCTTTTTGACCGGGGCCAGAGTGGGATCGGGTGCAACCCGCAGTTGAAGTAGTGTCTGATGTGTTCATCTCGTTCGTCCTTCTTCATTTTTTGCCATCGCCCTTTTTTAATTTTTCTTTTTGATGAACCGTCAGTCCCTCGATTGTCTGAGGGAAATCTTGTGAGTATTTTGTCAGCCAATCCGAATGAAGGACCGGACCATCCTTTGTCCATTTCACCCCTGCCAAAGGTTCGGTGGGCAACGGAAACTTATGCTCATCCAACCGGATCTCAAGTTCTTGAACCTTGATCGTAGTTTTTCTTTGAAGATCCATGACCTGATCCAACCGTTTGAGAACGAATGCGAGTTCGTCCAAATAGGGATCTCCGGTGGATTCGGGTCTAGCATTAAACTCATCAAGTCTTTTTTCTTTTCTTTTTTTTTCTAATTCATTGTCACTCATGCCATCACCTCTTCGATCTGATCCATCGGACGTAAGACCCAACAACTCGCCTGATAATTGTTAGGCGGTCCTATTCTTTTCGATCCTCGTGGATAGTGATGACTTACTCGTTTCAAATAAGACTTCCCGTCTTCCTCGTAGGATTCATAAAATTCTTTTGCAGTTAAGAATCCGTAAATAAAGACTCTGTCAGGATCAGAATAATGAGTTCGACCACGCTGACGGTTGAATCCATCGTATTTGAGATGTGCATGAATATAGAGATTCGCCCTTTCTCTGTGTGAGGGAACAATCAAGGGTCCGTATTCGGTCCCTGTCGTTTTGACATCGATTCTTCTTTTACCCAACTCGATATCAACCCCGCCGTCACCATAGGGTCTGACCTTTAGAATCTGATTCTTGTGGTAGTGGTAGTGGGTGAAAGGTTTGACTTTGTAGAGATAGTTCAAAACTGCCAGTTCACCTTTATTCCCGGTATTGAAATTGCTCTGAGCAAAATCCCCGTAGTACCCGCCTTTCGCTTTTGCCTTCTGCCTTGCAGATTCTCTGCACTCTTTGCATTCGTCTTCTGTCAGTTTGATAATGACTGTCCTTTTATCAACGAACGCCTTCATTCTTTCGTTATCATCATCGTCTTCGAATATCCAATTACCGATTTCCCATGCTTCTTCAAATGTCATCACTCCATTCCTTGCCTGACCGGACTGAGACTTCGATGTAACCCTTGCCTTCAGGGTCTTTTTCGCACCGTACGATGCGGAAGTCATCAATCTGTGAATCGTTTTTATAAAGACCTCCCCATAGAAAAGTCTTTTTCTCTTTGTTGAAATCTCCTTCCAAAGAATCGAGGATTGCTTTTCCTAGATTGTCGATGTCTCTTGTCCTCTCGTCAGGAACATAGGCATTGACCCATAACGTCACCCGATCCTCTTCGGAGAATACCGGACCAAATCGAGGTCCGATGATTTGCTGTACAACCCATTTAAACTCCCTGCCTTTTTTTGAAAGATAGACTCCCCTTTTCCCGGAAACGTAGTAGCTGTTCACCGTGGGAGGCCAAGGCAGGATGAGTTTAATTGTTTTGATGACTGAGTATTTCTTGATATCCATCGCTGTCGAATTGAGTAAAGCGATCCCAGTTCAAGACCGCCTGCGGTTGAAGATCTGTTTCCAATCCCCTGTCCCGCCTGCCACCGAAAACGACCTTGTCAGGGACCGATTCCCGGTTGTTCATCGAAGCGAACAAAGGTCCGTCCTGACCGTTTGTTTTAACGAATAAAAAGAAAGGCAAGTGAGAAGAGTGCGATGCGAGGTGCAACGCTTCCCACTTGTCCATTGAGATTAAAAATCCGTTCTGCTTGAAAAACGACTCATGCTGTTTTCGCCCTTTAAATTCACCGTACGCTACACCAAAAGGCTCCCGGTATAGTGTCGTTTGATTTAGAGAGTTTCCGCAGATGAGCCAATCGATTTTAGAAAACCGATGTAGCTTGATAACGGAGAAGCCTGTGATCCGTTCAACGGTTTTTCGGGCTTCTTCTTCTGCCGTCTGATTTGAGAGGGATTCTAGTACGGGCATCCATTCCTCTATTTTTTCGGTGAAGCTCTTCAATCCGATGAAGGGCTTTCAAGCAGTCTTCTGATGCAGACCGGAGTTGATAGATCTGAGTTCGAAGAACATAAAGCTGTTCATCGAACTCCTGATCCTCGATTTTACTAAGCGGGAGTTGCTTCACGCTCTTTCCACGGCTCCGGTGGAGTCTGAGTGTTTCCACCCGGAAGTGAAGGAGCGGGAGCGGTTGCTTGTTGCGGAGCCTGTTGAGGTTCCTGATTCTGAAACGGCATGTCATCTGCGGTTTCCATTTTGTTCCACCTGACGATGTCGTTTTTCTCAGGATAAAGCTCAGTCGCTTCGATGAGCTTCACTTTCGCCATCAGTTTTCTTCCGACCAACTGCCTTGCATCATCCCAATCAGGAATCCCGGAAGACTGAGAAAGGTTTTTCAACTGAGAACGACCAATCCCTTGAGCTTTGGGATTTGCGTTTTCGATGTTGAGTCTGAAGGTTATCAAGGTTCCTGCGACATTAGTCGGCGCAAGAATCTTTTGGGTGACTTCGAACATCATGCCGACTCCGGTTTCCATTCCCGCTTTCGTCTGTTTGATGTTGCACGAGGTTGTTTCCACCGGATATTCCCCGGCGGGAACTGCACCGTAGGAAGAAAGATCTTCTTCCTGATTTGATCTAAATGAGTACTGAGTGTTTGTCATAGTATTTCCTTTTTATGACAGGTTAAGGGATGCAGAATCGGGACTGCACGTTTGACCACATTTCTATCAGGTCCGTCAGAGCATGTCCGAACCTGACTAGTCGTATCCGTTGAGCCGCCTTATGCCACCGTGACCCCGCTGTTTGTGGACGGGGTGATTCCACGGCGTAGTTCACCCGACTCATGACAGAGAATCTCATGTGGTGGTGGGTTGAGATTCCGAACCCGATTCTGCTTGGGTTATTGCTTCCTGCAATGCAACGTACGTTGCAGGTAGCTGATCCGGTAAACCGAATCGATTTCCTGCGAGGTACGCAGGGTTGCTTCCGACATGAAGGATTCTTTCCTTACCCCCTGATGCCTTCGTTGCCGTCTTTCCGAAACCACGATCTTCCTGTGAAAGAACCGTGTCTAAACTTAGGTAGCCGATCATGTCCACCCATTCGGATAATAGTTCCCCGGTCTTATCCGACAGCTTCAATTGCCAACTGTCGTATTGAGGGAACTGTGGATCATCGATCTTTTTCACCTGAGAGTGGCAAAGCAGGACAACCCACTTGTTTTTTGTTTCATGTTGCCATGTGAGACACTCCAAGATGTCATTCCATCTGTTCCGCATTAAGGCTTTGCCTTTGCCGAAAGGGATGTCATTGATCGCCTTGACCTTGTTTTTGACTTTCACATCTTTTTCGATGATGCGGTCAAGCCAATCAACGGTGTCGAAGACGATTGTCTCAAACGGATCTAACTCCTCACTTGTTGTAAATTTTAAAATCTCATCAAAACTTTCTTCCCACATCGGGACTACTGCGACTTCGTTTCCTAAAAATTTCGTCCCGTTTTCAAAATCGAAAAAAACAGGTTTCGGAAACGAGGAAGCTAAAGTGGACTTCCCGGTTTTCTCTTTACCGTGAAACATTCCTTTGCGCTGATTTTTCTTCAGCGATTTTGAACTTTGAATTGTAGGCATTCAGTTCCTTCCGTAATTCATTGATTTCTTCAGTAGGCGGTTGAGAACGAAGCTCATCGTAGGAAGCCGCCCTGATCTCCCTCACGATCCGCTGTAACAACTGATTCACATCACCTGTCCGGTTTTAAGTTCTTGACGAATGATGTCCTTAGAAATCCACTCTTTCATTTTGGGTTGCTCCAAGATTTCAGGATTATCGACTTCACTGACTCCGATCTCAGGATTCTCAACGTCATCGCCCAACCATAATCCTTTGGCGAAATTAACTTCGGCATCCTTGAAATCTTCACCTCTGACGAAAATCGTGAAGGCGAAAACTTTCTTATTCGTAATCTTCTTCAAGCCCACGTTCATAGAGTTTGGCTGATCCTCTGATTTCGCCTTTGACGATTCCTTCGATGAGTTGTCTTTCTTCTTCATTTTTTCCTAAGAGTCTGTGTTTTCGTGCATGACCTCTCCCGTCAGGATTTCTCCAAAAAGCTGAATCCTTTGACGGGTAGTAAAATTCCTCTAACTCGCTTTCGAGATTTCTGAACCAACCACTTTCGGCTTTAGCATTCTCAGCAAGGTAGGGAGATCCCTTTGGTTTTCCTCGTGACATATCTTGTAGTGTGAGCAGTAGCGTACGGAGCAAAGCGGAGAGTTCCGGGCCATCGGGAAATAGTTATTCGATACCGCCCATTCGAAATTCAACGCTCTCATTAAAACCTGAGAAACGAGATCCTCATCGACATCGAATTTGATGACCTCGACTTTGGGCGTTTTCAGGTTCCAGACGAACCCGTGAACTTCCCCGGCAGGCAGGTAGCTGAGATTCTTTTCCTGCATAATTGCAAAGCTATACAATGCAATTTGCATTTTATAATCGATCTTAGACAAATTCATCGCACGACCTGCCGATTTTATGTCTATAATTTTTAATCGCTTATCCTCTCGATCATATGCGAGTAAATCGATGAATCCTTTGATCGGAAGTTTCAGATCACGAAGGTGAAGCATGATCGGATGCTGAACACCAATCGGGTCTAAAGTCCGGTGATGTTCGGATTCAGGATGACAGTATTCAGGAATCAGCGTTGCGATGTTATCAACCGCCTTTGCGTAGTCTTCCTTGTCCTTTTCATCCCAGTGGGAAGTGTCTGTTTCAAGACCCTGCTTGACGGTCTGATCAGCGAAGAACTGTTTATAGTCTTTGGCAGGCTGACCGTGCCTGATGATGTCTCCGAAGTATCCGTCCGAAGATGCGGTTGTATCGTCTAATCCCTTGCCTACCAACAATCCCGCACCTGCTTTGAATGGCAGACCACGCTTTTTATCGTAGTACCATTTCATCCCGCAACTCGCATGAGCCGCATGTTGAGAGTTCGATGAATTCTTAATGCAGTCGAGACTCACGATCCAACCCCTACGATAGCTTCCTGCCTTTCCTTTAATAAGGACTCTGCTTCTTTCAGAACATAGGAGTTGGATCGATTTCCGAATGCCACATCCCGGCAATGCTGTCTCGTGTAGCCCGTCCGGTTAGCCAGTTCGGTCCAAGGATTCTTGGTTAACTGAAGTTTTTCACCTAATGTGCGATTTCCTCTTGCTTGCATTCTATATATGTGCTGTAATTTCCAGTGTCAGCTTACGGTGTGCGCTGACTGAATATGCACATACTAGCGAGTATAATCGATGAATCAAGAAAAAAATATAGGGTCTGGAAAATTAAATTCAGATCATGGTCAGGTCAACGGATCTGAATGGGGAAGGAAAAATTTGGTTTTTGAATTTGGAACAGGATCTCGATGGGGAAGCAGACTAGGTTACTCTGAATCTGCTAAGTGGGGATCAGGGGAAGGAAGCAATGTATAAAAATAACTTCTGGGTATGTGGCTTATTAGGAAAATCGCAAAGTCCACCACATGCGAGGAACAGCGCATTATTTTGGAGTAAGGTATATGTCCAAACACTGAGAATTAACATCCCACCGCCGGGATAAATTAATCAAGAGAGGGTCAGTTCAATTAACCTGACTTTAAACAAAAATAACATGGCAGGCCGACCTGCCTTATCAAAAACGTGAAAAGGAAATATGAATCTCAAAGATTTGAGACAATCGAAAAAACTTTCCCAAATTGAATTCGGGAAAAAACTAAAGTGGAGCCAACATCGAGTTAGCAGATTAGAGTCAGGAAGACAGGAATTTTTCAACTCAGATAAAGAGTTGGTTAAAGAAGTTTTTGGGGTAGATGTTGAAGTACCCCCAAACCCAACCCCTTTTGCCCCACACTCTGGCGAAGACAGAGATAAAGTGGTTGAGGTACTTGAACAGAGAATTCGGGATTTAGAGGCTAGGATTGCCGACAAAGACAGGATGATCGAATTAATCTTGGATAAGGAGAGGGTCAAAACATAAACATTTTTTTTATGAAAGGATAGAATGAAAGAAGAACATAGCTTGGTTTTCAGGGTGGATCAGCCTCGAAAATTCAGGGAGCTATTGAGCGATGGTACTGTGGAGCGGGAAATTGAAAGAACCAAGGCAAAGATTGAAAAAAAAATTGTTGAGGTTTCTGAGAACCGATTCACCATCACCATTGGTATCAGCGATGATACCGATATTGATAAGATGATGTGTGTCTGTTCCAAAACGCTTGAAACGGGATTCGATCTTTTAAGACCGCCCGTGATCAGGGATATGGAACAGGAGCGGTTACTAGAAGAAGCCCTTGCGGTTTAAGGCACTTGATAACGGAAGAGTGCGGGGATACTTCCGCACGCTTACCCCGAAGGGTAAAAAGACCATCAGGCGGTACATCTGTAAAGTCTCAGATGTTCAACTGCCTGACGGATCTTTGGATGTGGAGCGTACGATTCAGTACTGGACTTACATGTATGTCAAAATTGATCGCTCACAATATTTCCGGGACCATAAGTTCGATCACCTTTGTGACCAGTATCAGGCGCATGTCGAAAAGACACTGGGCCGAAATACTTGGCTCAACTATAAAAAGGGGATCTACCGATTTTTAGATGAAGTCCGGGGTTTGGATGTTGAAGAATTCGAAGAGGTTCATTCGGATGACTTCAAAGCCCGGATGAGAAACCTAGCCAACCGGACCCAACGATCCTACTGCACCTCAGTTAACCAGTTCCTCAACTGGATCAGGGAGCAGAAAATCCCTCATTCAGCCAAGATCAAACTCCCCAAGGAACGAAGAACCAACGCAAGACCCTACCTTCCTGAAGAGATCGAAGCGGTTTCATCAGAGATCAGGAGAGCGTTTCGTGAGGGGGAGAAAAAATATCAGATCAACTACTGGAATCATTTACGAGCGTGGATGATGATGCACTTGACGGGGATGCGGAGATCGGAAGTCTACGGCTTGAAATATTCAGACATCAAACCTGAGTGGATCAACATCCGGGATAACCCGGATTTAGGAGTCTTCATCAAAGGTGCGACTGAGGAAGACGTTGCCATCGGAAAAGCCCTTTCTGATTTTTTATTAGAAGACAAAGCCTTTTGTAAGGACAGAAAAATCATCTCAAGGAAAGTCTATCTCTGCGGTTTAGACGGTCAGATATTCTGTAAGTCGGTGGATACCTTGACTCAGGCTTTAGGACGGCATGTCAAGAATGCGGGGATCGATCCTGATGCGAAAATCTGTCATGGGCTTCGGGCTTCTTTCATAACGTCAGTTTATGAAAACTTCGGAATCGGAGAAGCGCAGGATTTGGCCCGTCACAAATCTCCAAACACCACCCGTCAATATATACCTGAAGGTTCTAAAACCAAGAAGAGAAGAGCGATCATCGACAGTCTCTTCGGGACAACGCTAGGACAACAAGCTTGATAAACCTTGCAACCGCAACGGATTTGCTGTCACTGTTAACCACTGGGTCGCTGGTTCGAGTCCGGCTTGGGGAGCCAGTATTTGCAAGGGGTTGCGGGTACGTGGGGTATCTAAAACCCCTTGTAAATCAGGGACAATTTGGGACAATTTTTATCTGTAGAAAATGTGGCTGTCGATAGTGGCCTTTTTCCGATAAACTTTTGACCACTTCGGTGACACATAATCTGCGTGATACCACAAAGATCCCTCCACCAAATTCGGCATAAAATCGTTCGCATTCATTAGCCAAATTGATAGGTCAAAGACCCGTTGATATTCTTTTTGATTTCTAGGATGATCGGATCTCCCGTCACAATGCCAAGAAAATTGACAACGGTTTCGTTTCGTCCCGCCCTGAAAAACGACTTCACAAATTGAGTTCGGGAACTTAGGTGATTTGACTCGATTCAAGACCACCTGACTAACCGCAATGATGCCTGCTACGGATTCTGATCGTGCTTCGTGATAGGCATTGAGTGCGAGACAATGCGCTTCACGAGAATCAGCGTAAGACGGTGCGGATCGAATTAGCGATGCAGGCAGAATGCTGATCGCTAAGAGGATTATTAGAAGGGTACGAATAAGCGAAGGTCATTACAGGTTCACCACTCTTTCAGTAGCTTGCGAGAATTCATTCATCTCTGTTCGTATTTCGTTTATACTTTTTCGATATTTTTCTTGAGACTCTTTAATTTTTGACTCAGAAGCTTTTCGATTCCGCAGGTTTCTGATCTCTTCTCTAGATGCACGAATCTGTTCGTTTATCTCTCTCATGTAATTCTGCATCGTACGTTGTCTCGATAGCTGTGGATCGACAGGAAGGATGTTCAATCCTAGCAATTGAGATATTGCCTGCATTGCCGTGGACTTAGGATTGCCACGAGAATCGGTGTCACCTTGAAGCGCACCGATAAATTTTCTGATCGGTCCTTGTAATCGTTCTTGACGGGTTTCCATCATTAGGTCAGGTAGACCCGCAAACAGCGTAGGCATAGACAAATTCCAACCGTAAAGCAACCATGACATTGCCGCATCTTTACCTTTGGCTCCGGGAGGAACGACTTCACGTTGTGTGAAAGGATCTACGTTTGTCGTGATTGCAGAGATGATCGAAGGCCAAGGACCGCCTGCAATCCCCAGAGTCTGTAATGCGGATCTCAGGTCACCGTCAGCGATCTCATTTTGCAGTTCCGCAAACATGCCCCAAGGAATCATGTAGGAACCGTCTGCGAACTGAAGACGATTGTTTTCATCCTTGAACGGGATTAAGTACATATGAGATTTGTTCCTTGCATACTCAGCCAACGTCTTTTTGATCGCATCGACATCGTCATCCTCAAGGCCGAAGAATGCTTCTCCCACAAGACCGGGAAGATACTGACTCGCTAGATAATAGGGAACCAGACGGTGAGGATTGTCACGAATTGTTTCAGCCATGATCCCTGCCATTTTTACATAATATGTCAAAAAAGGCGGTCCAAGCGGAGCCTGTCTTGCCTTGCGAAAAAAGTCAGGCAGTTGACTGTAATCAAATAGGTACTTTTGCGCTCTCAAGACAGCATCGCCTTCAGATAATTTGACTCTTTCTTTCTTTGCTCCACCAAGGATTGATTGATCTAACGCACCTCCGAATCTTTGGGTTCCACCGGATCTGATGTCAACCCCTCGATTCATTGCATCCTTGATGACTGCGACCTTCAGAATCGCATCGATCATGCCGTAGGTGTCACCGACCTTGTTGACCAACTTTTTAATCATGTCGGTCATGACTCCGACTGTAGCGAAGCCGTGCTTCTCTTTCTTGTTGATCATCCGCTGAAGTCTCATGAAGTCTTCATCGAATCGAGTCAGTTCCTGTGCGGCGAATGTGGTGTCGATGACTCCGTATTTCTTTGCGATCTTATAATGTGGACCGTCTGTTACCACTTCTTTGATCGCTGATCCAACCAATCCGGGCATTGTGCGAAAAGGGATGCCACTCAGGTGCATCGTGAAAAGACCGGAGACTCCGTTTCGGATGTGGGACTGTGGAAAGTTTGCGGCTACCTTTGAAAATTTAAAAGCTTTCTGCACTTGTGATGCGACTCCACCTTCTCCGAAGAGTGCGTTGAATGCGGTGTCCCGCTGTCGCATCATGTCGTTGAAACCGATCAGGTCATCATAGACATCCCGCTGTAGCAATGCGCCTTGTAGTCTTCCGTACTTTTTATTCTTCGGTACTCGTTCAAACTCATTCGGATCGTAATTTGATCCCTTGACGGAAACTTCTCTCCCGACCTCTCGCATTCGTTTAGTCAGGTCACTGAGGATCGGTTTATAGTCGGATTGAAGAGTATTTAGGATTTGATCTTCTAAGCGATTAGCTTCCTGTATCAGGTACTCCCCGGAAACCTTTCTAGGTTTGATTGCGTTAAGTTTCGCTTCATGTCTCTTGATCGCTTTTTCGATAATTCGCTTAGTTCCTTCATCACGTTCAGGATCTGCAAGTTCCTCTTTAAAATTATCAATAGCGTTTTGGAGTTGCTGTCTTCGTTCTTCAACTGAAGGATCTAATTCAAGTTCCTTCAGAATCTCACTTGCTCGATCTTGATCGCCAACTATATTTTCAATCTCTCGCAAATAATCGAATTCAGTTACGGTTTCCTGAAAGGCAATCTCAGCATTATCAGCGATTTGATCGAACAATTTAATCAATTGAACATCACGAGCAGGGATGCTTAAAGCCTTACCTGCAAGGAATGCAGGATCTTTGATTTCTTTCAACATCAATTCCCGTGTTGCTTTCGGGATATTCTGCCTTTGAATCAAGTATCCTAAATCAGACGGTCTGAGGGATCGGTTGTTGATCTTTCGTATGACATCGTCAGAAAGAAGGTGGCTCAAATAGATTCTAGGAAGATACTGACCCTGCATTTCTTTCAAGGTTCGCTGAGACAGCAACCCGCTTTCGACAAGGTCATCACCGATTTCACTGATCAGAAGTTTTGTCTCTTGTGAAATTTCTCTGTCTTGAGGATCAAGCATTCGATCCGCTTGCTCGTAAAGCGTTTCCCCTTCATTCGGTTTAGTGGTCAGATACTCATAAACTTTTTTCGGATTCGAAACTTTTGACAATGCTTGTTGTGCATCTTTGGCGATCCGGTTTGTATCTGCAATCCCGCCTAGTGTGAGGTATCGCTGAATGTTATAGCCCCGTTCCTGTTCCTTGCTTAATCCGGGCAACATGCGGTTTGAAAGAATACCTTTCGTACCACGCACAAAAGACGGGAATAAATTCAACGTACGTTGCATTAACGTGGCTCTTTCCGTATCAATCTCTTCCGGTTCTCTTCCGAATGTTTGTTCATTGACGTTGTTGACTCCGTCAACGTCAGGTGTTTCTTCTAGAATTCTGCGCTTTCGACTGAAGAGTTCATCGTTCCTCATCATGTCACGAGCTTCGTTCTTCATCTTCCGCTCTGCGGATTTGACAAGCTCTTTGACTTCACCGGGAGTCATATTCATCTCTTGTGCAATCTCAGAAGATGTCATCTTCGGTACTCCGTTCAGTCCGTATGACATCTCGATTGCATCAAACTCATCATCAGTTGCAGATCGCTCAAGTAGACGATTGATCATGTCTGCCTGACCGGATCGGTCTGCGACCATAGAGTAATCTAAAGCCCGTTGTTGCCGATTCCCGCTTTGGAGTTCACCGCCTTCACTCTCTCTCAGTCGTTCAAGTCTTCTTTCTCTAATACCCTCTAAATACTCTTCATGCGGAAGTCTTCTTTGGGATTCATTTAGCCTTACTTCTCTTTGAAGATCTTCAGTTTCTTGTATAGCATTTTCGACACTGCCATCGGCAAAAGTTCTATCCCGATTCGCCGCATACAAACGAGGATTCTCGCTGTAGAAATTAGCAACGTCACCCCCTTCCGGTCTTGTTCTTGCTGACTCTAAAGCATTTAAAATAGTTGCAGATATTTCAGCTTGTCTGACTCTTTCTCTTCCTGCTCTTGAAGCTTCCGCTGTTCTACCTCTTGCAGGATTTCTTATCCAACGATTTGTATCTGAATCCCTTGTGACAAATGTTTCAAATCGTGCCGCACCTCCCGGCCTTTGAATAACCTGATATATGTCGGAATGCTGAACTTGAGTAAACGCTGATGCGATTTCGGCAGGATCGCTCCCAATCAGTCCGTCTGCCAATAATTCTCTGACCTCTCTAAATTTATTCCTGTTTGCTACTCTTCTTTCGACAGGGATCTGTATAGTTCTGAAAGTCGCAGACTGTGCGACTTCAGGTGCATCTTGTTCTGTAGGCTCCGGTAATCCTGCCGCATTGAAACCCATATCTTCAGGTGTCGGTGGATCTCCTGCGGCATCGATCAGAGGTTGTGGAATGTTAGGTGGATCGGTGTCTTCAAGGGCTTCCGCATCTGCATTCATCTCCGTCATTTCAGAATCTGAACGGAGTTGACTTTGTGCGACATCTTGATCTAGAGGTTGTGTGACTCCTGTCACTTCACGTTGATAATTTTCTGCTCTTTGTCTTCGTATCTGTTGGACTGCACTTGCAATGCGTTCCTGATTATCTCCTAATATCTCTTCGGTATTAACATATTGATTTTGGATCTCTTCAAGATCTCGATTCCCAGTTTCGTTATTAGGAAAGAGATCATCAAGATGACTTATTAAATATCCATCACCAACCTCCATAGGACTTTGTGTCCCGTCATCATCAAACCCCATGACTGATGTTTGATAGTCTCGACTTTCAAAAATATTCTCACTTAGATTATTTAAGTTTACTTCTTCCGGTGATGAAGCTTTTTGTTCAATACCTACACGCTGAACATTGATTTGTTCAGGTGTCATTTGGCTTAAATCACTTCTTTGACCAAAATGAGATCCATGTCTTCCTTGAATATCAGAAAAGAAATTATAACCGTTGTTTTTTGCAATAATCTTAACAACTCTGTCATAAAGTCTTGCTCTTGATCCGTTTTTATTAGTTGAAGTAAATTGAAACCCTTCAGGCTTTTTTAATTTAAGCCATTTATCAAGGCTATAAACTACGGCAGGAAAAACAACTTCCTGTTCTCCTTCATTGTTAAGGCTGAAACCTGATCTTCCACCGACACTTGAATAATTACCTGCAAAAAGGATATCCCCCATTGGTGTAGGAACATCCAAATTAATTCCTGCCTGTTCTGCTTTTGCCTGTGATTCGGAACCTAAAATTGTCCGTAAACTTCTATTGCCAGTAGGGTTCCCAAGAGTGATCCTGATCTCACCACCTTTGGGTGTGGTGAGCGTTGCTGATGACCCACCGAATCCTTCTCTCATCGTGTCAAACCCATAACTGTCAGGTAAAGAATTTTCAACGAGATTCATATCAATCGTTCGACTTCCTGTTTCAGGATCTTTCACCAATCCTACCGCTTTTAAACCGGAAGCTTCTAATTCGTCATTCTCAGGATCGACAGAAGCAACAACTCCCTGACCAAGGATGATGTCACCTTTACCCTGCATGTAATCCTTCTTCGATTTGAGAAAGATCCTGCGGATCATCTTGTCGGACAGTCTGCCTTTGTTAATTCCGTCTGCACCAAGACCCGCTTTCAAAGCGGCAACCATACCCTCCATAAATGTGTTCTCAAGTACACCGTACGCTTTACCTTCTGCAATGCCTTCCGGGGTTTGTTGAAAGTCGATACCTTCAGCAAATTTTAGAACAATGAATTCTTCAGTTGCCAACTTCTCTGCTTCTGCATCTGACAACCCTTCTGTATCTAATCCGTCCCGGACGTATTCGTATTGCTCCCGAAGTTCCTCGTTATTCTTGAAGTAGTCGGTAGCCTTGTCGATAAAGTTATCGTACGATCCACCCGCATCATCGATACCCTTCTGTAATCCACGATGTCCAAAAACTTCATGCCACAAAACTTCGGTCACTCTTTCAGTTGCCGATGCTTCTGAATCACCACGGATGTTGTCATGAATGATGTAGGTGTCACCGTTAGATTTTTTGTATATCCCTTCTGTATATTCCGATGCCTTTGTATTCGGGAACATCTGTTTAAATTCATCGTACGATACAACCTCGACTTTTCTTTCGGATGATTGTTTGGTCAGAGGATTTTTGACGGACTGCGAAACACCGGGGAACCTTTTCTTGAAGAGATCAACGACTGCCTGAGTCATCGGTTTTGACAGCGCAGTCCCGGCACGAGCAGGAACCGACTCTTCCGACTGCAACCGGGAACTCTCACCTTCGTTTGCAGATTCGTTTACTTCTCCTGTAACAATCGTTTGTTCACCTTCAACCCCCGTGTCTGTTCCTTGCGTTTCATCAATTCTTCTTGCTCGTTCGTCAACGAGAGCATCAGCGGTACGAAGAGGGTTAGGTCGTTCCCTTGCTTCAAGTCTTTCTTCCGCTGTTTGCAGGAAGCCCGGTTTGTCCCTTTCGCTGATTTGTTCTTGCGAGATCCTCTGTCTCCCTGACGGGACACGGGATTGTAATTCTCCTTGATCGAACTCAGTTGAAAGTTGTTCTGTTTGTCCTTGCGCTTGTTGTTGCGGGAACTCATCTCTGAACTGTGCTTCTTGAACTTCTTGTTGATCTAAAACAGGTTGCTGTGGTGCAGGAACGTCTTGTTGCTGAAGATCTTGAAACTGCGGTGGAATCGGTAAGTCATATTGTTTTGCAAAGTCCAAAGCAGTCTTTGCAACTTGAGCATCCGTTTGCTCATCGAACTGACGAAGTTTTTCTTCTTCGATTCTCAGCTTCGCCGCATCTTTAAAATTCGCTAACTCCCGATCCCTTCTTTTGACGATGTCAGTTCGCTCTTTGTCAACTCGATCATCGTAGGCAAACTTCTGATATGCGGTTTCTAATGCTCCCGGTCCTACTTCTAAAACTGCACCGGAAGTGACTGCCTTCTTGATTGCATCTGTATCGTAAAATGATTGAACTTCTTCCGGTGATGCGCCCAACGACTGAGCCGCTTCGGCTAACAATTGCTGTGACATCAATTCATCAAAGCCTTCAGACGAACCCCCGGCAATCACATCAGTGGCTAATCGTGCAAGCGGCCCTCCGATAGGAAGACTTGCTCCACCTTCAAGAAGAGTCTGCGGTCCTGCGATCCTTCGTTTGACTGCATCTGATGCCAACCGTTTTGACAGCATCTCAAGTCTGCGCTCAGTCTCTGATTCGACAATTGCTCCCGCATACAGACCGTTACCCTGTTCCTGCATCACACTCTGTTCAACAATCGCTCTCAATCGAGGATCGTGTAACGCTCTTTCTCTGACCTCATCTGCAACTTGATAGGCCGCTGATCCTGTGGTTGCCGCCGTATACGCTGTAGCCGCTGTGACAGGGTTTTTAGTGACTGCAAGCGTTGACAAACCTGCGGCTCCACCTACAAGTGTCGGTGAGAAAGACTGACCGATTGATGCGCCGATTTGAGATTTTGGTAACGTGTATCCTGCTTCTGCTAACGGAAGAAAAATATTGCGGTCAAGAAAACTATCCGGTGCGGATTCTCTTAATCTTTGTAATTGCTCTTCTTCAGTCTCCGGTCTGCCAACATCAATCTTTGGAGTGACATCCTGAACAAACTGTCCTGCCGACTGCATCGCACTTCCCAACGATTGAGAAATCGGACCTGCTTCCTGTAAGTTTGAATAATCGACTTTGGGCGGTTCAAGCAATCCGACTGCTTCTCCGATACGACCTAGACCAAAAGGGATTCGATCTCTGCTACTTTCGTATCGTTCTTGTGCAGGATCTACCGGGGCCGATATGTCTGCGCCTGCACTTTTGAGCATTGATCCGATGCCTGAAATCGCACCGGGGATACTTGCGCCTGCTTGATCAAAAAAGGAAGGGTTCGGAGGTGCTTCGCCTAAGATTCTTTTTTTGACCTTCGATGCACGTTCATCGTTATACCAACCTAACGAATTCAGGATGTCATCGATTGCATCCGATTTTTGATTATATGCATCGTACGATTCAAGATTCGGATCGATACCGTACAGGTCAAGACGGGACTTAATCAGATTTAACGCATTACTCATTTCTTCTTTTTCCTTCTAGCGAATGTAGAAACATTGGAAGGCTTACCCCCGACCCCTTGTTTGACTGCACGTTTACGACTGACCGCACTTTTCTTCTGAGATGCAGACATACTTGCGGCTTTTGATTTAGGAACACATTTAGGATAGCCACCGCCTTTTTTCGCTGACTTTCTCCCGCAAGGTGGATGACCTCCCGATTTCTTTTTTCGGCTGATGTCAACCCACTGTTCCCGAAACCACTTGCCTAAGTTGCCTTTAGCTCTTGCCACGCTGTCTTATCTTGTTTTGAACCGTACGGGACAAATCTTTCATTTTGTACAACGGTCTGCTTGTTTTGCTGTGAGTCTTACCGGAATGCATTGCGCCGTTTGGCATTCGATGCATTGAGCCTTTCCACTCTTTGCCGTCCCTTGTGTACATCTTATTTGCGTTTGCCACTCTTCTTTTTAGTTGAGGTTTTTTTGCGCCAAGATCCTCCCATTTTTTTATACTCTTTTGCGGCATAGGCATTTGCATATGCCGAAGGATAAACCTTGAATTTAGCTTTTGCTTTCGCCTTCGCTCGTGACCAAAGCGAAGGGTTATTTGGGACGTTTTCAGCCATTTAACATTTCCACGCACGAAGTGATTTATTGATTCTAGAGTTAGGATCTCTAGCAGTTTTTTTCGATGTTAACTTTTTCTTCATTCCACTCATCCTTGCACAAAAACTTTTCTTCCTAGCTTTGCTTTTTTTAGACTTAGGATTCGGTGCGGGAGGGCGCAAATTGCCACCCGTAGCTTTGTTGTATGAACGCCTTCCCTTTGCATTGAGTCCACCTGACTTAGCCTTCCCGGCCTTGCGTTGCCAAGCAGGGGATTTCTTTCCGGTTCTTTTTGCAGGCATTAGGGTTCCTCGTCTAATTCGGTTTCATCAAATTCAACTTTTCCCGTTTGGGCAAAAATATTTAATATAGTTTTTATTGAATCTACACCTTTCACAATTTCGGAAGCATTAACATTAGGGTCATAAGGATTTTTTAATTTTGCCTGAACTAAGTTGGTAGTGATCTTTTTAATATCTTCTGTCGAAAGTTCCCCCTTCTCTGTTTTTAAACGATTAGCTTCATCAAGTGCCGCTCTTTTTAAATCTATAACTGCTTTCTCAGCTATTGCTTTATCTTTAGCGAGTTTGAGTTTTGTCGATGCGGTTTGGGTGCTAATCAATGAGTCAATGTCGAAGCCCAACATTTTCTCATTATTAACTCTTGTCATATTTGCCCTTAATTCTTTTTTCCCTTCGTCATTTGCACCGTAGTACTGACCAAGATATGACTCTACTTCGCTAATCCCTTGAGTTCTTCTTTCAATAAGAACTTTATCGTGTTTAATTTTTTCAACTTCTTTAAAAGATTTTTTTAATTTTTTGACAACATCACCACTTATGAAATTTTGTTTTTGTAACTCTTTAAACTCAAAGTCCTGAGTTGTCATTGAATTAAAAGTTGAGTCCACTAAGTCGGTTGCACCTAAGTGTGCAGTTCTGAATAAATTGTCATAAAGTTTATTTACTTTATCTTGCGCTTTACCCTGCTTTGCTTCTGTGATTCTTGTTTTAAAATCAACTCCTCCCGTGTTTTTTCCGACTGTCTTTTGTAACTCTTCAATTTCTTTGTAATTATTCCCAAGAGCATCAAGCCTTCTTGTAATCAGTCCGTTTCTTTCGAACTTGATATAATTGTTTGCTTCTTTTGCGCCTTTGAATCCTAAAAGCCTTGCTTCTGTTTCTGCATCTTCGCCTACGAATTCGGTCCCACGAAGTAACTTTTGAGATAGCTTTTGTAATTCAACATTGTCTTTCTTCTCATCAACTGATGCTTGAAGACTTGTCTTATCTACCCCGTACGCATCTGCTTCATCTTGTGTAATTGTTCCTTGACCGGAACTTACTTTGAAGCGTACGCTTCTTTCTAACTTCTCAAAATCAGTTGCGCCCATAGAAAACTTACTAAGTTCAGGACGTACTGAAATAAGGTACTCGTAAGCGGCTTCGACTCCCGATGTGTCTTTTAAATAACCATATGTTTGGTTTTGTACTTCTCGTGTTGCTCTTTCTTCCGCTCTCAGTTCTTGCATGAACTGTCGAGATGCGGTGTCTTCGGCTCTTGATTCAGCCGCCCTCATAATCTCCATTCGGAGATTTTGCATATTCCCGCTTCTATTTGCGGCATCAATTGCAAGTTGGAGTCTTTCTTTATCTCTTCCGTCTGCGGTTTCTTTAAACTGATTCGCTTTATCTAAAACTAATCTTCGGTTTTGAGCTTGATCCGTGATTGCATTTTTAATAGTTGTTGGTAAGTCCTTTTCCGGTATGTCTTGCATTAAATTTAAAACTGCCGCAGGGTCACCTTGTTCAACTAAGGCTTGTATTGCAGACATCTTGTATGCCTGTATTCTTTTCTCATCTTTGAATTGAGTCCCTTGAGGAAGATAACCTTGCTTAATGTACTCATTAATTAAAGCTTGACCGCCCATTACATTTGCCGCTTGCAAAGCTTTAACTTTTGCTTCTTTGCTGTTTTTTAGGATCTCTTGATCTTTTACTTCTTGATTTATTTCAATCAAAGCATCTGCTTGATCATCATTGAAAATCCCGCTTGCGGCATAACCTCTAATTTGTTCATCAGTAAGCGAACCGGAACTTGCCGCTTTTGTTACTAATGATTGAGTAAAAGATTTTTCAGAATCATCGTTGTAATTAATTCCTTCAAACCCCGGAAAAAGCTTATTGCCGTCTGCATCAACTGCATTTTTAACATGATTGAAAAATCCCTTTTGATCACCCCCGTAAACTGATTTAAGTCTTAAAACTGCATCTAATGAATTTGTTTTGACACCTTGACGATGCGCCAAAATCATACTGTCTTTAACATCCCTTGATAATTTTTCATCCGGGATCTTGTTAATCTCAGTTTCGTAATCTTTAGGATCTTGAATCTCTGAAATTGCTTTTAGTTGAATACCAAAAGCTTTGTCTTCATCTTGTTGTTTTTCGTTTTCTTTATTGATGTTGATTTGAAAATCCCGTGCTTCATCAACTCTGAGATCCGCAGTGTCATAGAGTTCCCCGGTGAGAGCAGATCGGAACTTGCCTTCAGGAACAGAGGTATCGTTTTCTGCAAGCGTAGCTTTTGTCATTGCTTCGCTCATTTGGTTTTCGTAACTCTGTTTTGACTCTGCGCCTTTTGCGAAATCGGAGGTTGTGCTTTTTAGTATCGATTGATCTCGTTCATCTGTAGATACACGTTTTTCTTGATCGCTTTTTAATTTAATATTTTCTTTTCTTTTTCTTGAAATTAATTCATCAAGCGATTGAGTCCTTTCTTTTCTTTTTTCTGCGTTCTGCGGTCCTTGTAATTCTTCTTCTATTTTTTTCTTTTGTTCTTCTGCCTGTTTTATTTCATCTTGATTTGTTCGAAGTAAATCTCCCCCTTCTCTTGCTTCTTTTAGCATTCCGGGTCTTTGCATTGCGATATTTCGAGCAAGCATCCCTCCACCGGATCTCAGAGCATTGACTTGATCTTGCTCTTGACCCGCTAGTTTCTGAAACCCTTCTGCACTTTTGTAATATTTATTTGCATCTGCTAAACGATCCTCACGGATCTCTTTTTTCTCAGGACCGATGTTCAGTACTGAATCATCCCGGCTGAAGAAACCTTGATCATCAAATGCCTGCAATGCGGAATCTCGCTTTGCCTGCATGTCTTTGATCTTTTCAGATGCTTTTTGATATCCCGAAGATCCGACCTTGAATGAATCAAGTTCCTTCCGGGCAAGTCCCATATCCCGGTCATAGGTTTCTTTTGCAGAATCTCGTGCAAGCTTCTTATCTTCCCTAGATCGATTAACCGCACCGCCTACAGCATCCCCGAACATATCGAGGGTCTTCATTTCTCTTTGTTGTTTAGCAAGCATTGCCTGCAATAAACCCTGACCACCTTGAGCGATGTTTCGGTTGATCTGATCGTATGCGCCCTGTGGAAGGAAGCCTGCCTGATAGTTGACTTGAGGAAGTGCCATATCGTTTTATGCGGGAACGGTTTTTCTGTATTTGTAAGCGCAGAAACTCACTTGTTTTGAAAAAAATTGAGTCAAATTGTCTGCGCCGTTGTATTCATTTGCACCGTACGATTCACGACTTAGGTCAATTACGCAGTCGCAGATTTCAACATGTACAGCGGGATTCATGTACGGTTCTAATTGACGGTGTTTTTGAAAACATAAAAACCACATTCCACGAATCTGATTCGTAGTGTGATCCCCACTGAAGCGGGGTTTCTCAGGTGTGGTGCATCCTATAAAAAATAAAGTCAGGAATAGGATGCTTATGTTTTTCATTAAGTCCTCAAAACAGATAATGAAGCTAAAGCCACACCTAAACCTTTCCCGATATCAACGAGTTTTCCTTCAGGTGTGTCTATTACTAAGTCTTTCCCCAACTTAGTTTTTTCAAGATCTTGCGCCATAATTCCCATTCTTGATCCTTGACCAAACCTTTCAGGATTTTTGTATTCGTAGTAATAAGGTTTTAAGGCATCAAGGAACTCAAACACATCAGACTTATTAGGCAACAAACTTTCAGGGACTTCCTTAATGTTTGTTTTTAAATTTATGTCAGAAGCATATGCCTTTGCCGCTACACTTCCTACCGCAACTGCATTATCAAGTGCGGATTTCTTAGATGCTTTAAGCTGTGCATTCGTCATGTTTGCTTGTTGCTGTCCTGAGACTGCGGCAAGTCGAGCTTGCTGAAGTGCATTCTGTCGTGCAACCGCATCTTGCAATCGAGCGGTCAAGAATCCTGCGGCTTGATTTGTCATGTTTGCTTCCTGCCCCATAAGTCCTGCTTGCTGATTAATTGCCGCTAAACGCTTGTCAGTTGTTCCGCTGTCAATTCCGTATTGCTTCATGATCGTGTCAGCAAGTTGCCCTTGCATCCCGGCTTGAGTTTGCAACGCACCGATTTGCTGTCCGGTAAGTGCGGATCTTTGTCCGATTAAGGACTGATCTCTTCCTAATGAATCGCCTAACTGACCTGCAAGATCTCTTCTTCCTGCCGCTAATTGATTCAGCATATTTGACTGAAGTCCGATATTCGCCTGTCCACGTTGCTGTCCCATACTATAGGCTCTTAACTGATCCTGAGATGCACCTTCGATGTTCTGATCTGCGAGGTTTGCTTCTAAGGCCGCCATAGCTTGAGGACTATTATTCCCGCCTTGTGCAATATTTCTTCGCATTCTCTCTCTTGCCGCTTCTTGAGAAGATCTTCGGCTCATCTCCAACTCACCTTGTGCAACTGCGGTTTCCTTTGCGAAAGGATCATCGCTTGATAATCGTTGCTGTAAATTTTGAAGTTCACCGTACGTTCCACTTAAACCGGATAATTCACCTTGTAAACCGGAACGCATTTTTTCTGATTCTGATTGCAAGCCTGACAGTTCAGTTCCTTGAGTTCCGAATCCTAATGCGGTAGCCCCGACACCGGATCGAAGTGTATTCAATCCTGATTGAACCCCTGCGAGTCCGGTCCCGTCTACTGCGCTCCCGGTGGCAGTGGTCTGCGCTGTCCCGTATCCACCTGCTAATCCGGGAACTTGTCCACGCAACCCCTGCATTCCCTGCATCAAGCCACCTTCGTACTTGCCCGTCTGTTCGTTAAATGTTCCACGGAACAAATCCTCGTAACCACTCAGTTGACCAACTAAGTTTTTTCGATCTAGTTTTGCATCATCAAAATCCTCTTGACTGAAACCGTAACTTTCTGCAGAAGGTGCATCTATTTGAGGTGCATCAGGAGATCCAAAGATAGGATCAAGAACTTTATTCAAAAGTCCCCCACCGCCACCGCCAAAAATATTACAAATATTCTTGTTGCCTTTTGGTGTAGATTCGCAATCCCAAGGTGTGGATAAATTTAAAAGAAATTGTTTGTTCATGTTAATTCATCGATTGCTGTGGTTGCTCAACGTCAAGTAATGTTTGATCTGTTTCAAAAAGTGCAATTTCTCCGTCACCTTGTGTCTGTAAATATTGCAAAACATTACCGTTTGAATCTGAAGGAAAGTAATCTTTAAATGTTACGAATCCTCCGTCTTGCGGTATCTCTTGTTCAGGTAAGTTTCTGTCAACAACCTTACGTCCATCTAAAAAGATAGCAAGTTGCACATCACCTCTGTAAGTAACCTGATATTCGCTATGCCTTCTAAGACCTTTATTAAATCTTGCGGGTAACGAAATAGGTTTAAAAGAAATGATCTGTCCTGTCTTTATTGACAAATCTGTTTGAAAGATATGCGGGATGTAACCGTAAGATAACGGAGGATAGTAAATTTTTCGTGTGTCTTGAGTTTTATTAAATCTTACTGATAAATCCAAATTGTTAAGATGCAATAAATTTGGCTTTAATTGAAGCTGATCCAAAAATAAATTTAATCTGACACTACCTTTGAAAGTAAGCTCAAAATGTTGATACAAATTTTGAGTATCGTATTGTCGATCAGGTACTCCTTGAAATTGAAAACTTATATCAGTCGTTGCATCTGTTTGTAACTGTGGAACAAACCCAATTGCAGTAGCAGGCAACAATACTATTCTTGTCTGTCTTACAGAATGTGTCGGCAATGTAATATTTGACATAACTGCAACTCCGTCAATTGTAACGGTAATTACAGGCGTTCCAACATACTCAAGAATAAGATTTTGAAATACTTGTCTTTCTTTAATCATTTGATAATTCCAAAACTTCTATTCTTGCTTCAAGCTTTTCTACTTTTTCTATCAAAGCATTTGTGTTTTGAATAATTTGTCTATAGCTATCTCGCAATCTTTCATCTTCTATTTCAAAAACAATTTCATTGTCAGCAATGATTTGACCACTATTGTTGTTAAAATCACCTATGTATCCTTTCATACTTCTGCCGCAACTAGTTCCGTTGTAATGATTTTGTTTGTTTCTGAAGATGATGCAATTAAGTGTGGAATGTAGCCTTCAGTCATCGCAGGAAAATATAAAGATGCTGTAGATGATTTATTAACACCTGAGTCAGGAAGCACCGTAGGCGCAATCTTAGATTCGTTGTCTACCTTTACCTGTACTGAAGGTGATCCAACATAAACTACTTTAATCAAATCGAACCTAAGTCTTTTTAAATTTTCACTTGAATTAATGCTTAATGAAACGCTTTGTATATTCCCGGTGCAATTAGTGAATTTGACTGAAAACCTGTTTGCGAACAAAGTGGTTGACGGATAAAGTTGCCTATTTAATTCTGTAACTTGAGATATTGAGAATGTTTCTACAATGGAACCGTCTGCAAATATCTGTACTGTCCCACTAAAGTTTTCACCAACAACCTGAACAAACTCTAAATACTTTTCTGTATCAATGTTTCCTAACGTGAAATCTCTTGTTTGAAATGAATACGTTAAATTAGATCCTCCACCTATAAATCCGTCAGGTGTATAAAGTTTATTTACTAAACCACGATAATATAAGTTTCCTGCATTTAGTGTGGTTTTTGATAATTTGGCGTTCCCAAATTTAAAATCTATACGAAATCCTTCACCTGAATCTGAAAGTAAAAAATAAACATCTTCTAATACACCTCCTGAATTATTAATCCCGGTAGCGTTAGGTGGACTGAAAGATGATAAAACAGGTTGGGTTAAAACATTGACATCTCTTCCGTTGAAAATAGAAATACCGGATTGAGATTTATAAACTATGTTGTCTTTAAGATTTGCTACACATTTGAAGAATCCTGATTCGACTCCTTCTGTCGTTGGGACTTTGACTTTTCGCATTGCGTTGTGTGCATTGCCGTACACACGGAATATGCCAAACTCTGTAAACACGACACACTCTCCCCCTCTTGGGGTTAATGCTGTGATGTTTGCATCAAAATCAAGAAAACCGTCTAAAGGCCAATTGTTCGGTCTACCGTACGATGAAATATGTAGTCGTTTTCCTTTAGATCCAAATAAAAAGTTATTTACTTCTGTAAGATGTTTTAACCCGGAAGGTGGCAACCCCGCATCAGTAATCGGCTCAATATCAATTAAATTACGATCCGGTGTAAAATCTAGGACATGAGCATTTGTAACCGCTGTGCCGTGAATATTTATTGAAGCACCTAAATCTCCGGTAATCCGGTAAACCCGATCATCTGTTTCCGATGTGTTTTCAATGTAAAGAATTATGTCAACTTTGTGAATTGTCGTATTTGAAGTAATTTTAAAATTATTTGCACTTGCATCTAAAGTAAGTCTTTTTGTTTCATGTGCATCCGAAGCACTGTAAGTACTACCTTCTGTATAAGTTAATCCGGTATATGCATAAAAGATCGCATATACTGTTCCTGTCGCAGGAAGATTACTTACTGCAATTGTTACTGTTTGTGAATTTATAGTTGCACTTGCATTAAATGTATCTTTGTAAAAAATATTAAATGCTTTTTTAAAAATAGCACTTGTCCCACCTATTCTATATAAAGAGTACTTGCCGTCATCAGGTCCGTTTGAAAGTAAAGTAAAAGTTCCTGTTCCTGCGGATGTTGTGCCTATCGAGGAACCTCCGAAAGTTGTAGAAATTTGAAATGTGTCTGATGTTGGAACAGAAGAAACAAAATAACTTGTGCCTTCCGACAATCCCGTGGGCAAACCACCACCGGAAGAAACGGTAAAAGCAACTTTATCTCCTACAATTAACCCGTGTCCGTTTACTGTTATGACAGTCGGATTCGCATTTGTAATATCGCAAACTCTAGACTGATTAAAATTTACAGTAATCGGAGTATTGTTTTTACTTGTATCAATTGCATTTTGTGATTGTGATAAATCACTAGGTTCTGACATTCCTGATTCTGCTAATGTTGCATCATCATATTTTGCAATCCCGTACCTAAATGCTACCGGAGCGTTGTTTGTAAAAAAATTATCTGAGTGCTTACCGTCATCTCTGTCTGAGTTTTGTGTGGTGTCTAATTGTCCTAAAGTAAAACCTAATTTTGGTGTATCAATACCTAACTTTAAAATTTGAGATGTATTCCCGTCTATAATTCTTACCGGAGTTGATTTAATAACTGAAACTGCATTTGTTAATGTGCCGCTGTTTGTTGTTTTTTTTGTAAGTGTAATGATGTTTGATGCAGTATTGATTGATTTTATTTTTGTGTCCGAATTTACAAAATCAGAATCTAATTCGTCACCTTCAATAAATTTAAAAATATCACTAGCAGAAACATTTAATTGTATTGAGTTGGCAGGTATTGAAGGAACTGATACCGAGTAATCATCTCTACTGATATAAAGGTCATCTGAAAATTCAACAAAAGATTGCGCTCCAAATAAACCACGAATAACATTACTTACTGTCATAGTGACTCCACTATTAACCGTAAGTACTACGTTTTGATTTACTATAAGTGGTGTTCCAAAAGTGGCATCAGAACTTAAAGTAGTATTTGTTGTGAAAGTTCTGATTTCTACTGTTTGACCTCCGACCCCGTCTGTGCCAATCCAAGTATTACCCGCTTCATAAAAAAAGTTACTTCCTCCACCGTCACCACCAATTCCTTGTATTGCCCTAACGTCACCGTTAGAAAAATCACAATTAATTGCATCTTGTACAGAATTTTCAGGAATTTTATGAGCAGGAAACCGATTGTTTAAACCGCCCACAAAATTATTTTGTGATTCAATCGGCATTAGACTTTTATGATAAAATTAATCGCTAAATATGGATTTAAAATAGATGCAGGATTATTTACGGAATCACCTGTATTATTTACTGTCAAACTATGAGTGTGACCTGAATCGGTAATTCCGGTTGTTGCGGAGTCAATAAACGGTGCTACACCTGATGCTGTCGAAGTTGTTTCATTTATGTTTGGTGTGGTGCTACCGATTGATAATGATGTAGAAGTTGTCACGCTTGCGTTTGTCGGAACAAGATCTGAAGTATTTCCGTATCCGTCTTCTTCTAGCCCAATTTCTCCAGTACCCGTATTGTCAGTAGGGTCAGTGTAAGAGTGATTATGAGGATTTGGAGATATTGAGTGATTGTGTGCTAACTGAGATTTTTGAACTGAATGCCTGTGACCCGGATCACTAATTGTGGCAGTCCCGGTTCCAAGAGTTGTCGTGTGATTATGTTGTGCTAATTCGTTTTCAGTGATTTTGTGGTCTTCTGTTCCACCTGTAGCACTTATCGCAAAGTTGGTTCCCGAAGTTGTATAATTATCTGATGACGAATTGTATTTTGTGTTAGTTTGCTGTCCGACCCCAATTGGCATTCGACCTTTGAAGTCAGGTAATTTTACTGTATCTCCACTTATAAACGATTCAGTTCCTACATTTCCGTAAAGCCCTGCGCCTGAAGTTCCTTTTATTAAATCAAATAATGCCGCATATGATGCAGATTCATTTGTTGCACCGGAACCTGTATTTCCTATAGTCGCACCGTTACAAAGCAACCAACCGTTTGGCGCAGTCAGAGTTGACCACATTCGAATTTCACCGATGATTCCTGCTTCAAAACTACTCCCGGTTACCGTTGCGTTAAACGTAACAGAGTCACTATCAGAGTTCCCGATAGTAGTATTCCCGTTTACTGTTAGGTTGTTTGAAAGCGTAACCGATTGAGCCGTGACGGCATTAGCCGTCAAGTCAGCAACTGTGGTATTACCTGATGAATCTAATTGAAGATTAGCAGTACCGCTATTTGTCAGATGAGTAATCTGATTTGTCTTTATAGTAGACATAATTATGCATCGTACGATTCATTATTTAATCAACCCTTGTTCGTACTGCATTTTACCGTTGACTCTAGAAGCGGTCAGAACCGACTTCCGATTGTCTTTAATTTTATAAGCGCAGTGTATCCAACCGGAGTTGTTTACACCGCTTGCCCCGCCCTGACCTTGGGGTAAATCTGCATCTTTTGTGTAGCATTCAAGGATCAATTGATCGAAATCAAGATTCTCAGAAATCCACACTGCAAGATCATAGTTTCCTATTGATCCGATGCATTCAAAATCAGCCGCCGCAACAAGATCGGGACCGTTCGCACAATGCGCTGATGTCGATTTGCTACCTACTGCTTCCGACAACTCTGCACACCGGAAACCTGAACTAACAGTCACGATCCCGTGAACATTTCTTACCTTTTGTAAGATATTTTCACAAAGGTTAGTAAGCCTAACAACTTGTTCCGTGTTAGGCTCATTACTAATTCCTAACCTTTCTGCGGTTTGTGATTTAGTTAACTCCGCAAGACTGAAATTAGACGTTAATTTCATCAGCCGAACATATCCTTCAATGATCGAAAAGAATTATCAGTCATCTTGTCGATATTATCGTCTAGTTCTTTTTGTGTGTCTTCATCTAAATGTTTGGTAATTTCTCCCAAAACATGTTCCTTCATCAAGCTTTGTGCCTCACTAGCAACAAGTCCCTGAATCGCATTAACTAAAATTCCTACTAGCATGTTTTTCCTTTATTAGGTTGTTGGATTTTCATCTGATTTTTTATCAGATTTTTTTGATTTATCATCACCGTTTCCGTCACTAGTATCACTCTTTGGATCACCATACATAAAGCTTCCGATTTGGGAAATTAGAACGGTTAGCGCACCGATAGTACTCACAAGAAGCGTGTTCATACTAGGATCTAAAGTTGGTGATGTGTACATCAAACTATATATCGTGAATGCATATATAGAAAGAATTAATATTGCTAAAAGAAAGCGAAAACTTGCTCTTCTTAAAACAATTTTTTCTGTAACTGTATAGGAAGGTTTTTCCTTTAAAATTTTCTCAGGTTTATCTTTGACGGTTGTTTTTTCTGTGATTGTTTCCATTATCGATTCCTTATAATTGCTTCAGCCATTCCTTTGATTTCCATTGCTAATCTTTCATTTGTTTTAGCAATATCTTTGTAGGCAATTGTTAAGTTGTTCAACGCACTTGCGACTAATTCACTTGATACGTTTTGTTCTTTAATTAAATCAATCAACCTTTCATCAGCTTTACTGTCTTTATGATTCCATTCTTTTATTTCTTCACGATGAGCAATCTGGCTTTTCCAAATGTAAAACATGCAACAACCGATAATTACTGCGGGTAGACCAATTCTCTCTATAAGGCTTATGTAAGTATCAATTTCCATAATTGATTGCGGTTGAGGTTGTTGATATACAGGAAAATGATGATCCATTATTCAGGCTTTGGATGTGCATCTTTCACCTTTTTAATCTCCGCTTTCCAAGCATCTATCCCTTGATGATAAATCGTATCGAATTGATCTGCATAGCTTGGGTAGGCATCGGCTCGATCACGTTGGTATTGGTTTGCTTCGTATTCGGATTGGAGTTCTTTTAATTTATTTTCTAACTCTTCCCAAGTTGGTGCTTTCCCAGAATTAGTTTCAGGCCATATTACTTTTTTTTCAGAGTAATCTAATCCTGAAGGCTGATCTGTTAGTTCAGATAAAGCCATTTCAATAATTGGTTCCATTACATCACCTCTGTTGCAAGAAGAAATCCTCTATTGTCGTTATCAGGTCTTGTCCCAAAAGCCCCAGAACTTGTTGTCCCATCACGATCAATTTTAAAAACATAAGTGTGATTACCAGTTGCAGAAGATGTATCTACAAATTGATTGTTAGCATTGTAATAAAGATTCATAGCGTGAGAAGTGCCACTAGCAGAATTACTTTCAGATGCAAAGTATAACTTTGTTTTTCCAAAATCTGATGCGGATGGAGCAGTCCTAGACCAGTAAGCATGACCAATAGACATATGAATATTGCCATGATAAATCTGAAATGGAACAGACCAGTGCATTAATATTTTTGAAGAACTTACTTTTTTATTAATAGTTATAGTTATATTTGTGCAAGTAACCACTGATCCACTTGAGGAATACTGGTAAGATGTAGATCCACCAGAATGATTACCATCCAGTTCATAATAACTTGAAGTTATCGTATGGCCAGCAGGAAAAGTCGCATTCCCTATAGTCCCACTAAAAGTCCCATCACTACCAAAGACCTCGTTGTTATTAATTTTAAATATTCCTGTCATTATTCACTCGGTTTAGGGTGCTATTTCGGTTACTGATATAGAACTAATTCCTCTTTCATTTCCTGCACCACTTCCAGTATCAACAGTTTGGTTAGTAAATAATCCCGTGTTTGAGGAGTTGGCTAACCCAGCTTGCTCGTAAGCTAACTTCCATGTAGTTGCTGTTCCTGCACTAATGCTTGGTGCATCAAAATACCGGAGAAAAACACCATTACTAGTTGAGCTATCGTTAGAAGCATCAACATAAGTAACCCAACCAACTTGAACTCCCCCAGATACTCCACTTTGAGCTAAATGAGTGGTTCCCCTAAAAAAAGAAAAAATGTGATCGTGCTGAAGGTCAAAAGGTCTTAACTCTCCTTGCCATTGAGCTTCAATTAAAAATTTAGAATTTGATATTTTAGGGGTAACAATAACATTTAATATTTCTGTACCCGATCCTGCAACACCATCACAAACAGGAAATGCAGTATTCTGAGTAATCGCTGTCATTGAACAGGTTCCTGTATACTGAGTGTATTGTATCTGAACGATTGATCCTGAAGGTAAGCCTGAAGACCACTGTAAACTCCCACTTCCACCATTATCGTTGATCAGTTCGGAGCCACCTACTTTTAAAATTCCTGACATTGTTATTCTGTTGGTTTATTGGGCCAAGTTACCCCTGTTAGTTGTCCGTTTTCATCTAGGTTTGGTGATGATTCTTTTATGCTAAACCTCTAATTAAAAAAATAGATATATGCGTCGATTCTAATAACTTAAAATTTACATATTCATTTGAGTCAACAATAAAATTTATTAAATCATTTGCATTAAATTGCCTCACTAAATTTGCAGTACATCCACCATAATCATCTCTGGTTGTATCACCAGTTTGTATCCCAGACATTGCCCTTGCCAATGTGGTTGTGCTATGACTTGAACTTCCACCTCTTATTTGACACTCAATAAGCTCATGACGATTACTGGTTACCGCTTTACCACTCAAGGAAATTGAAACAAAATAAACACCTTTTTGTATAAACTTAAAATCATAATCATTTGTTCCAGTAACTTTAGAAGTGCCGTTACCGAAAGAAGTGGTTTTACCAGTCCAAGTAATGTATGGCGCAGTTGTCCCATTTAAATTTAACATTTTTGGATTTGACCCAATATCAAATTCAGCGTTAACTTTACCTTGAACATAATATGCGTCTGGTTGTATTAGGTTTCCCACATTACTCAAATCCACCTTATTAGTGCCAGTATTCTTAACACCTAAAGTCGTACCACCAACTTGCAAAGTTCCCATATTATCTCACATCAAAGCTACCGCCAGTATTGACGTTCAAGGTTCCTGTTATGTTGACTTCGTTCAAGACAGTCAGCGATCCGTTGCACGTTACTGTTCCTGAGAAAGTCACTGGTCCGACTACCATACTTCGGTCATTTGCGTTTACTGTTACGGAACCTGTGTACGAGTTTGTATTGTGTACCATTCCGTCTTTAAGTCTTAGTTCTGCCATTTGTTAGTTTTCTGGTTTAGTGGGCCATGTTATTTTAGAGTACTCATTCTTATTATGTAGGACGGATTAAACAAATCGATGCCCAAGCAGAATCAAAAAATCCACTATCAGTTTCATAAATGCGAAAGTTTATTAAATGATTTGCAGTAAAATTATATACTACATGAGCAGTCGCACTACTATAATCGCTACTACTGTTTACGCTTGCCACCATACACTTACCCTGCCCTAAAACATCAGTACCTTCAGTTGAAGTTGGAGAACCTGCATTATGTCTAATTTGACAACCAACGTTTCGTTCAGTTGAGTTACTTGATTCCCAAAAATTAACCGAAAAATTTATAATATAAATACCTGCTTTCACTAGCTTATAATCATGATTATTGACAGCTACGATATTAGTCGTGTCACCTACACCAGCTTCAAAATATGGCCTTGTTGTGCCAGAATTGTTAAGCATTTCAGAATCGATAGCACCATATTGACTTCCGGGTGCTTCTAGATTTAAAAAATATTTTGCACTTTGGTGGACAACATCATCACCTAAAGTCCCTGCACTAATAGTCCCATTAGCAATAGTCGTAGAACCATCACTCGCTAAAGTTATATTATTCCCACTAGCACTTGGGTGCTTCAGTGTCTGCATCTTGACAACTGCACCACCATTCTGCGATTGGATCTCGTCTGTTTTAAGTATTGATGTCATGATGGTTATCCTTGATCAACTCCGATAAAATTTCCCACGACATACATAGTATCTAATGTATGATTATTAAAATGTACATCAACATTTCCATTTGAATTGAAAATACATCGATAGACTCTATCGTCAGCGCCTGAATTTTGGATAAAATTTGTACCACAAACCACATCTGAATTAGGCAATGTAATATTAGATGATGTACAAGTGAGAAGTGTGGATGTTAAATCGGTTCCTACTCCAGTATCTTTATAGGCTAATATTTGAATTATATATATTTTACCGTATCTTTGAATATATACTCCATTTTCATCATTAACTGTAGTTCCAACATTCCAAGCAGTCCAACTATTTAATAATGAAGTAGAATTGTATTTTTCTGTATCAGCCCTTAACCCAACAAGCCCAGACTTAGAACCGATTTGGCCTATTACTCCACTCATATTTTTTTATTATGAATAAGTTTGGTCAATGTAAGTAACCCACACACCAAGCGAAGATGATGAACTGGAAATTAAAAGCAATTCATCTGTTGCATCTAAAGCAAATTTATCTGAAAAAACATAAGTGCTTTTAGCAGGTAAATCTTGCTGTTTTAAAAGTGTTGTTACATCGCTTCCATTTTCTGCAGGGTTAACGTACATCGTTATTACTTCTGCATCTGTGGTTGAAGCATTACAAACTATAATGGTAACAATCGTATATAAATGATTTGCCTCACCATCAAGAATTTTTACCGCAGTTGAAAAATCGCCATTTTTTACAAATTTTCTGCGGATAACTTCTGTACCTGCACCTGTCCCACCAGTTGTACTTGGGTTTGCCATGTTAACTCATTATTAATGATCGGTGTAATGCCTTTTGAGCAAAGGATTGTTTGTCGTGTATGCCACCAGCTTTCGCTTGTATGGAGTTGTTATCCACAACGATGTAGCTAGAGAATAAAGCTTTTAAAAAATTCATAGTTCCTTTCTAAACAATGACTAATGTTCCTTCCAATTGTTCCACCATCGGGTATTATAAGATTTGCCATATCACACCAAAACTAAATGTCCTGAAATTGTTAGCTCACCCGAAGAAGTAATAGTCAACGGACCTGCGACTACCATGTTGTGTGTGCTAGGAATTTCGACAGGTTGATCAATTGAACTTTTGTGCATCAATGCCAAACTTTCAGTAGCACTTTTATTTTCAAATTTTTTGTTTGGTGCTTCTACTTCTCCAATGATTCTCATTACGAAATCTCCTCGTAGCTACAGAATACATTTAAGTCATTTGCTACAGATGCTGTGGCATAAATACTGTGATCTTCTTCCAAATACAATGCGCTGTTTTTGTCAAGAATAACGGCTGTTGCTCCTGCAGGGATTGTTACTGTTTTTGCAATTTCTATTGATTTAGTTGGTGAGTCTGTCGGACCTCCGTCTTTGTCGTGCATAATCAAATCAATCGTTGCAGAATTACTCCCATCATCGTTAGCAACAAATAAGGTATTAATTTTCATCACCTTATTGCTACTTGCAGGATTTGAAATCACTGCATTAGCACTTGTATCCGCTAAAGTAATAAAATTTGTTTTTGCAGTAATTGTTGCAACATTAACAATATTTGGTGCAGTCATATTTTCCTTTAATCAACCAAAAACAATTGCCATAGCAATTGCTTTTCCTGTAGGCACACCGGGATTAGTGACCCAACTTGTGTTTCCTGATCCGTCTGTTTTTAAAATTTGATCTGAAGAACCGTTTGAAGGCGGTAATCTAAAATTTACATTTCCGCTGTAAAGTGAATGTGGAGGTGCGGCTAATGTTACTTTATGTGCATTGCTTACCTCACAATACATGTCGATCTTTGCAGGATTCCCGGTTCCTGTTCGCATCTGAATATAACCGTCAGTTAACGAAACACCGGAACTCGATCCGTTACCTCCAAAATTAACTTGTCCTACAAAAGATCCACCTGAAGCTTTTGAAACTGTGTCTGCAACTGTGAACGATTTCCACGCAATGATTACAATAACGTCTGAAGTTGATGCGGCTGAACTTAGTACTAAAGATGTTCCGTTTGTTGCAGTAAACGCACTTTCATCAACTCTTACTCCGTTTTTAAAAACATTAATATTTCCTGCGAGGTAACTTAATGTTGATGAATTTGCATCAGATCCTGTAAATGTTGTTTGACCACTTGTTGCAACAAATTTAAATAAATTAAATGAAGTTGACCCTGCGGCTGATGCGGCAACCCAAGTTGCTCCGTCATATACCCGCATTTCATTGTCTGATGTATTGAAATACAACATCCCGGTAGCAAGCGCATCTCCGTCATTATCTGTAGCGGGTCCGTCTATTGTAGAGTTGAATGCACCAAATACCCCTTGACCTGTAAACGTCAACGCAACCGCAGATCCTGCGGCTGACATATTCTCACTGATTACAATTGTTGATCCGTTGACTGAAAGCACATTTGCATCGGCAGGGATTCCTGATCCGGTTACTTCTTGTCCTACTTCAATAGTCCCGGATGTGCTTGCTAATGTGATTGACGATGAATTGACAGTCCAAGTGCCGTTTGCAGTCCCGCTTGAAGCAGTATCGGTGTCAGCCATTTTGCCAAGAAACGTATCAGCAAAATTTTCATATACATTTGAAACTGCCGCCGCTGAGTTTTTTGCGGCTAATGCTGAAGCTGATGCCGCATTTGCGTGATATAACGCAGAGTACGATGCATTATCAACTGTTCCTGTAGTGTAAGTGGCCCAATCTTTAGCAGATCCACCATTTGCCTGTCCTCTTCTCTGAATACCAACTGCATATTCTTTTGCAGAGTATTCACTTGTATCTACCGAACTTGCCGTTTCTGTGGCCCATTCTTTTGCCGCACCACGGTTTGATGTATCTGTTACCCCTGTTCCACCAACAGCCCAAGCTTTTGATGAGTAGTCTGACCCTGTTACTGCACCGTCTACTTTTACAGCGTACGATTTACTACTCGTTGTCGATGTTCCTACTGCATATTCTTTTGCAGAAAAATCTGATGAAGCTACTTGTGAAGAAGTTTTGACAGCCCAATCTTTTGCAGATCCTATATCGTTTGATGTATCTTGAGCATATGCCTTTGAAGAATAGTCTGAAGATGCGACCTGCGCTGATCCTGCTTTGACAGCCCAATCTTTTGCTGAACCAATATTTGCATCTGTATCGGTTGCCCACTCTTTTGCGGAATAGCCTAAGTTCGCATTGTTTGCATCATTGGTGACTTGACCGTCAGTTTTCTGCGCCCAATCTTGAGACTTTTCCTGATAATGTTTTGAACTGTATGCAGTATTTCCAAAAGAATCTGTAAGAAGAGTGTGTTTTGCAGTAATTGCATAAAGCGCAGAATCTTCAACGGATACAAATAAATTCCAATATGCTGTATTAGTCGGGAGAATTGTTCCTGCGGTGTGAGCAACTGTACAAAAATAGACGTTGCCGTTTACTGCATATTTAATTAAATCACGGAAGTTGTATTGTGTTCCTGATGCCCAAGTTTGCCGCCAAGTTAAACCTGTCGGTCCTGCGGGGCCGGGGGTTGTGACTGTAACTTTATTTGCCATTACTTTGTAAACTCTTTTATAAGTTTAACTGACCCTCTTAATACTTTTGATACCGTAGCCGAAGACGAAACGACTTCAAGATCATAAAATGCTGTTTCAAAATCTAGATTAACTGTATCGCCTGCACTTAAAGTAAGTACGATATTCGGATCTACTGCGCCTAATGCAATTCTTCCGTTTGTATTTGTTAATTCAATAATACTATTTGCACTATCTGATGATTCTCTTATTTGCATTTTGGAAGTAAAAGTACCTAAATCAATCATCAAATCATCAGTATCTTTATACGCAACATTTAAGACAAAATCTGCGCCTTGTTCTATTTCGATATCATATCTTCCTGCACTCATCGCATGATCCTCATACTTGTTTCGTTTCTACCGCCACCGTATGAACTTGCATTCGTGCCTTCACTTAATCTTGCTTCATTTAAAATTGCATTAAACTTTCCTAAATAAAGCTCAGATTTTTGAGCATCTCTTAAATTCGTTTCTTTCAGATAGGCACGTTGCGCCGCTCCGTATACCAACGACTCATGCCACTCTGCATCTATGTCAGGCGATGCCGTGTCTGATGTAATTGCAGAGATTCTTTTAACGCCACGAACTGTAAAGTTTTGAAAAACTTTTGTCGTAGCATCCTTGTCGATGTAGAAGTATTTCGTTTCTTCAGGAAGAGGATAAACCCTGAAGTTTTGCGCCGTACGATGCGAAATAATTACTGCCTGTGGTTGGCCTGTGATTTCTCTCCACTTAGGCGTTAATCTTTCGTAAGCCTGAGTACGAGAAAACGGATTTAAAACAAGTCCGTGTTCACCACGAATTAAATAACGTGACGTTGA